CAGCCCGGCAACAGATATGAAAACGTATGGGGGGATATAGACGCCACAGCTGCACATATGGCTATGGAATGTTGGAATGATTCAATAGCACCTACAACCTAAAACCTTGAACCTCGAACCTTTAACCTCGACCCCCGGCCACTGCCCCGCGCAAGCCACCGCAAAACCCAAAACCAGCCCACCGGCACCGCAACACAGCGCCCGGAGATCCCGACACACTAAAGGAATCCGGGCGCTTTTGCATACAGGTGCCAAAACATGACCGATCACCAGACATTTTCCAGCATTCCACAGGCTCACGCCTGGCTGCAAGAGCAGGGGTTCGACATTACCGAACGCAGCGTGCGCAACCATGTCGAAGCGGGGATGCTTCCGGCGCGGCGTAGCCGCAATGGTAAAGTGCAGGCTATTCGTCTGATTGATGTTGAGCGTTACGCGCGTAACTATTTGCAGAGCGTCAGCGACGATGAAGGCGGTCTCAAAGACGAACTCACGCGCGAGCATATCCGCGAGAAGCGCATGAAAAACGACGCCCTTGCCGGACGGATTCTGTATGTAGATGAAGAAGAGCAGCGCGACGCAAAGATCTTTGCCGGGTTTCGGCGCCATCAGGAGAACTCTGCCCCTGAACGTGTTCAGCGCAATACGTCCGCCATTCTGGCTTTAGTGGATGAAGTTGTGCACGACGAAGATCAGCGCGCCAAGGTGCACAGCCTTGTAGCCGCGCGTCAGCCCGAACTGATCCAGCGCGATCTGGATTTTCTCGCCGATATGTTCGACCAGTTCAAAGGGGTGTAACCATGGCCGAAGCAGAACTCCAGTATCCATTACGCCCGGCAGAACGCCGCATCCTTGCCAAGCGCACAAAGCTGCCGCCCTCAAAGTGGGCCGAGCAGGAGCGCTATCTACGTCGGGGTGCGCGCAGTGGCCCGTGGCGCAACAGTGCCAACCCGGTTGGTGCCCTGGTTATGGATCTGCTCGGGCAGAGCTCTGTGCGTGTCGGGGTTATTGCCAAAGGTTCGCAGACCGGGATGAGCGATGCCGTGTATAACGTCCTCGGCCGCGAGATCGACTACTCCACCGGCAGTGATGCCGCCCTGGTGGTGCTCGCGGATGAAAAATCGGTCAAAAAGCACAGTAAAAAACGCCTGATCCCCATGCTGGAGGATTCCCCCAGCCTCAAGCAGATAGTCAGTAAAAATCCGGATGACACCACTATCTATTCTGTGCAGCTTGCCACCGGCGCTACTATCGAAATAGGCTGGGCAACATCGCAGGTATCACTCGCGTCCGAAGCGTATCGCTGGGTGGTTATGGATGAGATCGGCAAATACACCAACACCACCAACATTAAAGAAGCCGAGGTGCGCACCGCCACGTATGAAAAGTTCGGGAAAAAGATCATCAAACTCGGTGCGCCTACAGACGCCGGCTGCCCTATAGATGACGCTCTGGAAGAGTGCGACGTTATCTATGACGTTGCAGTACCGTGCCCCGAATGTGGTGCCGAGCAGATCATGCAGTTCGGTCAGTTTCGCTGGCCGGGGCAAAAAAACATTGACGGCACTACAGAAGCCGATCCTCGCGCAATCCGCAGGCAGCGCAGCGCCTGGTACGAGTGCGAACACTGCCAGGCCCGCTGGGATGACTACGCCCGCGACCGCGCCCTGCATCATGCAAGCCTGCAGCCGCGCCACGAGGTGGATTTCCCCTATGCCGTGGGTGTGCATGTCCCCGCCTGGGTTACGCCGTTCCGCTCCATGTCTGATTGCGTTGCCGAATGGCTCGAAGCGCAGGACCGCCCCGAAGCACTCAAAGCCTGGTACAACAACTGGGCAGGGTTGTCGTTCTCCAATATTGCCGAGGAGGATCTGACCACAGCAGAGGTGCTGCATGCGCGCAAACACCAGTGGTGGCCCGATGGTGCAAAGTGGCGCGTGCCCAAAGCAGCCGTAATACTCACCGCTGCATGCGATATCCAGGACAACCGCCTCGAGGCCGCAGTGTTTGCCTGGGGGCCACGCTACGAATCCTGGACGCTGGACCGCCAGATTTTCCCCGGCTCACCCTCTGAACCGGAAGTATGGCAGCAACTCGATGAATATCTGTCCAGATCGTGGCTGCACGAATCCGGGCACTATATCCACATCGCCGCCGCCGGGGTTGATACTGGTGGACACCACACCCAGGAGGCATACCGCTTTTTACGCAAACGCCTCACGCGCAAGATATTCGGCGTAAAAGGCGCAAGCCAGCACGATGCGCCTCTGGCGTCGCTCAAGTGGCCGCACAAAAAATCCCGCCGCGAAGTGCCCCTGCTGCTTGTGGGCACGGTGCGCGCTAAAAACGATCTGCATGCCTTCATGCAGGTAGAGGACCACGGCCCCGGCTTTATGCACCACCCGCACCACTTCGAATACGATTGGTTCGAGCAGTTGACCGCAGAAAAACCCGTGGAGCAGCGCGACAAGTGGGGCAACAAAAAACGCTGGTGGGTACCCAAAAAAGCCGGTATCCGCAATGAAGCCATCGACCTTATGGTCTACGCCTATGCCGTTCTGCACTACACCAAGCCCGACTGGCACAGCGCCTGCGAAGAACTCGCCCTCGAACTCGCGCGCCCCGTACCCGCCGGGCAGGAACAAAAACCCCAAAAACCCAAACCAAAACCGAAGCCAGTAGTATCCCAGGCAACAGAACGCACCCTGCCCAGCTGGTTCAGATGATAAAAAAGGAGGAAACATTGAAAACAGCTCTGCCATATGCTCGCGGCCAGAAACGCAAAACCTGCAACGTCCAGCAGGCGCGCGCCCTGCTATGCACCGAAAAGCCACCCTCACGCCAGCATGTATACAACCTGTATCATCGCGGCGATGTAGACGGATACTTCCTCGGCTCAAACCGTGGTCTGCGCCTGTATGTGGATTCGGTGGAGAAATACCGGGATAGGGATGTGGAGGAGGCGTAAAAACGGCCCCGATGGTCTTGCCGAAAAGTGGGGCGTTGATTTGCTGGAACTCGCCCAAAAACTCCGCGACATGACCCCGGCAGAACAGGCCGGTGTTTTTGAAGTCGTTGTCCATTTCTGGGAAAAATCAGACGAGCAGCACGAAAACTACACCGAAATGCTCACCGCCGCCGGTGCCAAAATAGCCGGATAGCCCATAAACCAAATAAACTGTCAACTATGTCAACTACGTCCACCACGTAAATGACACCCCTTATATAGCCATGCCAGCATAGCGGCATGGCTATATTTACATCTACCGAAATAGAGGAACAACTAACTGCGTGGAAAGCGGCACTGCTCAAGTGCTCCGCAGGGCAGAGTTACGACATGAACGGGCGCAAGCTAACCCGTGCTGATCTGCCTGAAATACGCAATACGTTGAACTTCCTCTCCGCCGAGCGCGCTAAGCTTTCTGGTCATCACGCCCCTGTAACCGTAGTGGGGAGGCCGGCAAGATGAAGAAGCTGCGTCTTAATGTCGTTGATCGTGCCGTGGGATACTTCAGCCCCCGGCGTGGGCTGCAACGCGCCATGGCACGTAATCAGATTGATTATGTTGCCGGCGGGGTTTCTAAAACCTCCGGCGGTAAAAAGGGCACCTTGTCAAACTATTTTGTCAAGCGCCTTACCCGCTATACCGAAGCCGCCGAGCGCACCACCATTACCGACCGCGCTGCCGACCTGGTAGCCAACAACCCCCATGCAGCAAGCATTGTAGACACCAGCGCCCTGGATACCGTAGGCGGGTCCGGGCTTAAGCCCCAGTCTGCACCTAACTTCAAAGTTCTGGGGATAACCGAAGAAGAAGCCGCCGACATCGGGGAGCAGGCCGAGTGGGCCTTTACCCAGTGGAGCCGCGAAGCTGACGCCGAAGGGCGCGACCACTTTGCGGATATCCAGTATCAGACGGTGCGTAACATGCTCGGTTTCGGCGAATATCTTAACATGCCGGTGCAGATCACCGACGATCCGCACCGGCTGTTCTCGTTTGCGGTCCAGGTGTTGGATAACCGCCGCCTGCGCACCCCGCGTGATCTTATGCGCGATACCGATATCCGCGACGGCATCCGGCTGGATAAATACGGGCGGCCCCAAACCTATTACATCGCCAACCCTGACGATGGCACCCTTACGGTAAACCTCAACAGCAATAAATTCAGACCTGTAAAAGCAAAAATCGGGCATCAGCCCGGTATGTTCCACGGCTTTTACAAGAAAGAAGCCGAGCAGGTGCGCGGTATCAGCATCCTCTCGCCCATGCTCAAGCTGTTTAAGGACTACGATGACTACATGGATTTCCACGTTGTGGGCGAGATCCTGGCGGCGTCGTTCCCGGTGTTTATCGAAACCCCTATTGGTGAAGACCCAAACCAGTACACCGGCGAAGTAGGCGAGGCGGTAAACGGCGCGAGCGATATGCGCCACAAAGAATTTCACCCCGGGAGCGTGACATACGGCGCCCTGGGGCAGAAGCCGCATATCCTCAAAAGCGACCGCTCCACCGGATCATTCCCCGTATTTGTTGAGACGGTTCTGCGCGCCATTGGTGCCGGAGCTGGGCAGCCGTATGAAAAGGTCGCCAAAGACTTCAGCAAAACAAATTACAGCTCTGCGCGCGCTGCGCTTCTTGAATCGTGGCGCGTTGCCACCTTGTACCAGAGCTGGCTGGTAAACCATTTCAACCAGCCCGTGTGGGATATGGTTTTTGAAGAGGCCTGGCTGCGCGGCATGATCCGGCTGCCTAAAGGCGCGCCGGACTTCTACCAGGCGCGCCATGCCTACACCCACGCCAAATGGACGCCGCCGCGCCGTGGCCATATCGACCCGGTTAAGGAAGTAGCCGCAGGCAGCGAAGCGCTCGAAAACGACATGACTACCCTGTCTGACTGGTACGCCGAGCAGGGCGTTGACTGGCGCGAAGCCCTGGCACAGCGCGCGCGTGAAGCCAAAGAGCTCGAGCGTCTGGGCCTGCCATCCGAGCGCACCCGCAAGCTCGATGCGCAGATGCTGGCATCAAACGATAATAAGGAGTAGCTATGCGCCTGATTGATATTGTAAACGGCCCCTGGGCCATCACCCCGGCAATGCTCGAAGAGATCCAGGGCATATATGCCACCCACCTGCGCGGGGAAAAAATCAACATCCCCGATGTAGAGGCCGCCCTGGGGCGCAAGCTCGACAACAGCCACGAGGGATTCGAAGTGCAGGACGGCGTTGCAATAATCCCGGTGCAAGGGGTAATCAGTAAGCGCATGAACCTGTTCACCCGCATCAGCGGCGGGGTAAGCACCCAGCTGCTGCAGCGCGACATTGCTGAAGCCCTGGACGATCCGAAAGTGAAAGCGATTATCCTCGATGCAGATTCGCCCGGAGGCAGCGTAGACGGCACCGCTGAGGTGTCCGAGTACATCTACAAAGCCCGCGGCAAGAAACCCATTGTGACCCACACCGACGGCACTATCGCCTCCGCCATGTACTGGATTGCCTCGGCAACCGATTCTATCTACATCAGCGGCAACACCAACGCTGTTGGTTCCATCGGCGTTGTAGCTGCCCACCGCGACTACAGCGAAGCCGAAAAGCGCAGCGGGATAAAAACCACCGAAATTACCGCAGGTAAATATAAACGAATCAGCTCGCAGTATGAACCACTGACTGCCGAAGGGCGCGCGGATATTCAGTCAAAGGTTGATTATCTGTACAGCGCTTTTGTGGATACCGTGGCGCGTAATCGCGGCACAAGCGTAGAGCAGGTGCTGGAAAACATGGCCGATGGTCAGGTTTTTATCGGCACTCAGGCAGTTGATAACGGACTGGTGGACGGTGTTTCCACCCTGGACGATCTCATAGACGAACTCGCCGCTGGTGGATCAACCACCCGGGGCAATACAAAAACCGCGCGCGCAGCCGGTGTTGCTGAAAGCGCAAAAAATCAGAAGGGAAAAACCATGACAAAAGAAGAACTGAAGGCCCAGCACCCGGAGCTGTATCAGTCCGTGCTGGATGAAGGCAAGGAGCAGGCAAGTGCAGAAACTGACTCTCAGGTAGAGCAGGCAAAAAAGGACGCTGCCTCCTCCACGCAGGAAAATCTTGTAGCCCTGGCCGGGGCCGTGTTCGGTGCTGATTCTGGCGATAAGTTCGAGAAGGTTGTTGCCTCCGGCGTTACTGCCGAGCAGGTAAAAGCCCTCGGCGGCCTTACTGCTTCAGCATCAGACGACACCACCGACCAGGAAAGCCGCGCCGGGATCCTTTCTGCGCTGCAGAACGCCGGGAACAAGCCGGTTGATTCCGGCAAGGAAAGCCCGGAAGGCGCCGCCGAAGGCAAGGACTTCCTCACCTTGGTGGCAGAGTACAAAAAAGAGCACGGTTGCGGCCAGGCCGCAGCCATGAGCGCCTGCATAAAGGAACACCCCAAGGCGCACCAGGCATACATCAAGTCAGCCAACGAGAAGGAGTAAATCATGGAAGTAATTCAAACCCGTACCTTTACCGCCGGCGCTGATGTAGGCAATAAGCGCCTGGTTAAACTCTCCAGCGGCGATGTGGTCCCCAACACTGCGACCTCTACCGATGAGCCCGTGGGCGTTGCCGATTACGCTGTGGCATCCGGTGACCACGTTGCCGTGGGTCTCTTTGGTGGCAAAACCATGGAGATTGCCGCCGCTGGCGCCATCTCTGCCGATGCTGCCGTTTATGCCGCAGATGACGGCAAAGTGCAGGCGCTGCCCGCGACAGCAGGCACCTACGCCCGCGTAGGCACCGCCATTGAGGCCGCCACCGCAGATGGAGACATCATCGAAATTCTGCCGTGCTACATCGGCGAAACTGAAACCGTATCTTAAGGAGTAGACCATGCCACGTCCTAGCAATACAACCCTGCGGCCGGATCTGAGTCTGACCGCGTCCGAGTACAATGCCGAGGCGTCACAGTCCGCCTTTATCGGTGCTCGCATTCTCCCGGTGTTTGATACTCCGGAAAAGTCTGCCGAGTTCCCCGTCATCAAACTTGCCGAAATGCTTCGCCTGCCCAAGACTGAGCGCGCCGCGCGCAGTGCGTATGGCCGCAGCGACTGGGTATTTGATGATGACACCTACACCTGCCGAGAAAATGGGTGGGAAGAGCCCGTAGATGACAGCGAGGCCAGCCACTACCGTAACTATTTTGATGCGGAAGTGATCGCCACCAACCGCGCTGTTGACGTGATCCTGCGCGGGCAGGAGAAGCGCATTGCCGACAAGGTGATGAGCACCAGCACTTTTGGCAACGACGCAGCAGGTACCAAGTGGGATGTTGCTGCCGATGCGAGCATTAAAAAGAACATCGACACCGGTGTTAACGCCATGCGCGATGCAACCGGCCTGCGCCCCAATGTGCTGGTTGTCAGCTGGAAAGCATTTCTGGCCGCGTTGAACACCGACGAGGTGCGTGACTATCTCAAGTACACCAATCCGCACCAGATGCTGGGCCTCGAAGCGCAGCGCGCCATGCTCGCCCAGTACCTGGGGTTGGATGAGGTGCTGGTCGGCGATGCGCAGTATAACAGCGCCAAAAAAGGGGTGAGCAGCGCGAACCTGCAGCCGGTATGGCCTGAAGCAACTGCCGGGTTGTACCGCGTAACCCGTGAGCCCCGAAACCTGAAAGACCCCTGCGTTGGCCGCACCTTCCTGTGGACCGAAGACACCCCGGACATCGTAACCGTGGAGCAATACCGCGAAGAGCAGACCCGCAGTGAAGTTTACCGCGCACGTCAGCACTCCGATGAAAAACTGATGATGACCGGCTGCGGTCGCCTCATCACCGGAGTTCTGTAGTTGAAATAAAAAGCCGAGGCACCGCTACCGCCCGGCAACGCCGGGGCGTAGGTCCTTTCTCCACCTGCGCCCCGGATATAACGCAACAAAACAGGAGCAACCGTGGAAGATCGCAGCCAGGACCAGATGATACGACAAATTGCCGAGCAGCAGGCATCAATGGCGAGAAAACTCGACAGTATGAGCCAGGCGTTGACCGAGCTTGCTGCACAGAAAAAAGAGATCGAGAACATCATCTACACCCAGCGCGACCACCGAAGTTGGCTTAAAAACCACGAAACCAGAGTGCAGGAACTAGAAGCAGTGCAACGCGCATGCCCTATAGCCGATATTAAAAGCGACATGACCACCCTGCGCGACACACCAGGGAAGCTCGCGGCAAAGGTTTTGTACCTCGTAGCTGTCGCCGCGCTGGGCTGGCTGGCCGGGGTACTGCAAAGCGGAGGCATAGGATAATGGCCGGATACTACTTTAGCGAAAACAGCAAACGCGCCCTCGAAACCTGTCACCCCGATCTGCAGCGCCTGTTCAACGAAATCATCAAACACCGCGACTGCATCATCATCGAAGGGCACCGAGGCAAAGCCGAGCAGAACCGCCTGTTTGAACTCGACCGCTCAACCCTGCGCTGGCCGGACAGCAAGCACAATGTTTCGCCCAGCCAGGCCGTGGACGTAATGCCCTACAACCCGACCACCCCCCACATCCGCTGGGATGACACCGAGCAGATCCGCGAGTTTGCCGGGTTCGTGTTCGGCGTAGCCGCAACCATGGGCATTAACCTGCGCTGGGGAGGGCACTGGAAGCGCTTTTTAGACATGCCTCACTGGGAACTAAGCAAGGACCCGCGCTGATGGGTCGCTGCCAACACTCCGGCCAGCCGGATAAACAATGCCCCGCCGCAGATGATTGCCTGCTTTGTGCGCGAACCGACTGCAAAACGGGGAAAATTAAGAAGGGTAACCCTCGCCAGAGGTAGAAAAAACGCCTCAGAAGGGCGCACAGGGCGTTGATAAATTTTAACCGCAGGGTGGCACCGCCCACCACGCAACAGGAGCACACCATGTTAACAAAATTATTCCGCTGGCTCTTCGGACGCAAAGCCGCTTCCACCATCGGCGGCGTAGCCATAGGTGCAGCAACCGGAGCAGCCGCCGCTGCATCGCAGGGGATGATGGACAAGGAAAGCCTAACCGCCGGAGCCATAACCGGAGCCGCCGCTGCCCTCGCAGGCGCAGGCGGACGCGGAACGGGCGAAAACAGGTAGGGTGGGCACCGCCCACCCTACGAGGACAGCATGGCAGACAAAATCAGATACATAGGAGGCTACAAATACCAGCTGGTGGATGGCTACACCCTGCAGACCAATATCCGCCCGGCGTCTGATATCCACACGCCGTACATCCGCCTCACTACCGACGGCTATCTGATGATCGCCACCGGCTACGCCTGGGACGGAGCCACCCGCGCCAACGACACCAAGACCATCATGCGCGCTGCCCTGGTCCACGACGCCCTCTATCAGCTCATGCGCCACGGCCATCTCGGCATCGAATGGCGCGACATTGTAGACGGCCTGTTCTACCGCCTCATGCGCGAGGACGGCGTGAACCTCATCCGTGCCGCGTATATATACCGCGCAGTCAAATGGTTCGGCGCTGACTACGCCAAGGCCGAAAACAAACGAATTATCGAGGTGGCCCCATGACCTTCCGCGACATGATGCAAGCCGACCTGGACGCGATCTTTACCGCTGACGAGTTCGAGCAGGAGATCACATACAACGGTGCTGTTGTACGCGCCATGGTGGATAGCGGGGATCGCTTCGATGACAACCGCGTGAGCAACTACAGCATGAGCATAACCGTGCGCAAGACCGAGGTGGCAGTCCCGCGCGAGGGCGATACGGTGGTGATCGATGGTGTTACCTACCGCGTTGCCGAAGATCCCGCACCCACGGATATGTTGTGGACTCTGCCCCTTGAACGGAACCTGGTGACGTTATGAGCGATACGCCCATTGACATACGCATCGACCGCGCCGCCATAGCGCGGATTAAGCGCGACTTTCTGTTGATGGACGGTGAAGTACCCGTGGCGCTGTCGCGCGCTATCAACCGCACCGTGACCACGGTACAGACGGAAGCGAGCAAGCAGGTGCGCAGGGAGTACAACCTCAAGGCCGCGCGCGTGAAAAAGAACTTTAGCCTGCGCAAATCAACCAAAAACAACCTATCGGCACACTGGCGCTCCAAGGGTGAACCGGTGGGCCTGCTCAACTTTGGTGCCAGACAGAACAAAAAAGGCACCAGCGTAAAGGTGCTGAAAAGCGGATCACGCAAGACTGTGCGCCATGCCTTCATTCAGGTAGGGCGGAACAAGCAAAAACACGTATTCCGCCGCGAACTCGATAGCAGCGGCAAGATGGTGCCGCGCTACGATATCCACCGCTTAACCGGCCCGCGTGTCGAGGACGCCCTGAGCAAAGACCACGTACAAAAAGCCCTGCAGGACAAAGCCGACACATATCTGCAGACCCGCCTCGATGCCGAGGCCAACTATATTTTAAGCAAGGCAAGATCATGATTGATCTGATTGATCTGGACACCCAAAGCATCCGCGCGCGGATCCTGCAGAAGCTCGGCGAGCAGTGCCAGTACCTGCTTGCCATGCTGCCATCCGGCGATGAAAAAGAGCCCCAGATCTTATGGGGACGCCGGAGCATCCGCCCGGAGGAGCTGCCCGCCGTGGTTATCACCCCGCAGCCGGAGAGCGCCACCAAAAGCTACGGCGCGGATGAGATCACCATGCCGGTTACGGTGGCGATGGTGTGCCTGCTGGGTGAGCATAACCCGCTCGACCTGGGCGAATACCTGCTGGCGCAGATGCGCGAATATGTTGCCGCTGATAGCACCATGGGAGATCTGGCAGGCGATACACGCTACATGGAAGGCGGCATCGACGAATACCCCGAAAGCAACGAGCAAGCCCTGGTTGTGAGCACAACCTGGGAGATTGATTACACAACCCTACGCAACAACCCCAACGAAGGAGCATAGAAAATGGCAGACAAGAAACTACAGATCGAGGCCGGGCAGACCCTGGTCGAGTTTGAGGAGCTTACCGATGTAGGCAATCAAAAGGTATTTACCCCCAGCGCGGCGATTATGTCCGGCGTGGTGGAGCCGGAGGTGCGCGTTGACGGCATTGTGACCGGTATCAACCTGCTTAGCCCCGGCACCGCCGCTGATACCGTGGCAGTGGGTGCATTCAGCGCCAACAGCCAGGGCACACTCTACAGCGTGGCTGCGGGTACGGTGGATATCAGCTCTCTGCGCCCGGCAACCAATGTGGCCAAAGTGGTCAGCATTACCATGGACAGCACCGGCGCGCTTGCTGCGGTTGGAGGCGCCGACGGTACGGACACCACCTTCAGCACTACGCGCGGCGCAGGCGGTGGGCCTGCATATATCCCGGTGGGATCGGTTGAGATCGGGCAGATCCATCTGACCAGCTCATCTGCTGCGGTTGTCGCCACCGGAGAGATCAAGCAGAACGGGGACTATACCGAGCGCGCAGACTTCCCTGTCTATATGGTTAACCCGATTGGGCAGGGGCTTAAAGCCACTGAGGCGGGCAAGACTAATGCATATCTCGAGTTCAACACCGCGCTGGATACGCGCCACACGGGTGATCTGCCCAAGGGCGTATATGCCCAATACTACGCGCCCAGCTTTGCCGATGTGCCGCGCGTTACCGATTTTGCCCCGGCAGAGACTTCGCACAGTGTGTCCTCCACGGCTACTTACGATGGCCCGGTGGGGTCTAAGTCCTCAAGTCTGGGGCAGGGTAGTTTCAGCGCGATTGTGAAGGATGGCATTCAGGAGCTTATCAACCTTAATGCGGATAAGAACCTGACGATCAAGCACTACCCGAATCGGGCCGCGTCAGCGCACACGGTCACACAGGGGACGCTCGGCATCAGCCGCAGCTATCCGGCAGAGGGCAACACCAGCGTGAGCTGCACCATTACCGCAGAGGTAGCGTCTGCATCGTTCGCATCGTAAACCTGTAGGGGCGCTGCTTGCCGCGCCCCTTAACCTTTCCCCGCAATAAACCAGGGGCGCAGCAAGCGGCGCCCCTACATCCCAACGGAGATAACCGCATGAACCTCGAAAAGTACCGCTCCGAACGCCGCGCCCCACGCACCGAAAAAATCACGATCAAGCAGCTGGCACCGTATTTTGACGAAGGCACCGAGCCTGTGTTTACCGTCCGTGGCCTGAGCGCGGCCGAGCTGGGACGCTGCAAAGAGGCGGCGCAGCGCCAGCGCGATGTTGCCAAAATGGCCGCTGCCCTGGTGGGTGGCGATTCTGACGCCAAAGCCGGAGCTCTGCGTGAGCTGGCAGAAGGGCCGGAAGTTCCGGACGATGTATGCCAGCGTATTGAAATGCTCGCCGCTGCGTGTGTAGATCCGGAGCTGGAGCATAGTGATGCGGTACTTATCAGCGAGGATTTCCCCACAGAGTTTTACCAGCTCACCAACGCGATTTTGAAACTGACCGGTGCCGGGCGTGAGCTGGGAAAGCCGAACGCCTCTGGAAAGACGCCGACATAAGGGCGGCACTGAGTCTGGCCGATGCCAGGGGCCGCTTTATGTACGAACTGAGGCCGGACCTTTTCCCGGCGGGGTACTTGACGCCGGACGAGATAGACCTTTGGGAACACTACTACGAAGATAAGGACAAGCGCCGTGGCGGATCTGCAAAAAACGGTTGAAATAGTTTTCGGTGGGCGCAATGAGCTGAGCAAGATAATCGGCGATGTAGACCGCAGCCTTGGCTCACTCAATGACGCAAGTCAGCCGTTTGCGGATATGGCCGACAACGTGCTCAAGGCCGAAGCCGGGGTTATCGCCCTGGGTACCGCTGTGGCGGGTTTAAGC